GTCTGGAAGTGCGGTGACCCGCCCAGGCACCCCGCCCCCCGCCGTGTCCTGCGTTGTGAACGACAGCCGGAACGACTTGCCCCGCCACCGCAACGGCGTCTTCTGACCCATCGTCTGCGCTGTCCCCATCGGCACCGCCCCGACGGTGTAGACGCCAATCGGGCGACCGCCGATATCCTCACGCGCCGTCACGGAAACCGTATCCAGCGACAGCATGTTGTAATCCCCGGTGGCCTCAATCGTGTATACCACGTCGCCGCCGACCTGATAGTTGGGGATGATGAAACTCCCCGTCTTGACCCGCGATGTCTTGCGCGGCTCCTCAAGGGTCAACCACCCGGTCACGTACTCGGTCGTGTAGGTCGACCCCGCGTCCGTGTAGGTGTCCTGGTCAAAGGTGTAGACCCGGCCGCCGGCGCCGCCCAGGACCAGATCGGAATTGTTCCGCACCGCCATCACACGCTGCGCGCCAATCTGCCCGTCAAAGTCGGCCCAGCTCGCTCCGGCCAACAGCCGCCCGTCTTCTGCCAGGAAGTTTGCGTAGTTGTAGACGTAGAGCTTGCTGGCAATCTTCAGGATGATCCAGGACCGGCGCTGGTAGTTCAGCACCTGGATGTCCGGCTCAGCTGGGTTCTGCCTGACCACATCCCGGATGATCCCGCGCAAGGTGTTCTTGATCTGCTCCGACAGATTGGCCCGCTGCAGGTTGTTGGTGTTCATCAGCAAGCTAATGCTCAGCAACCCGTCGTAGCCTACAAACGACACATCGTTGCCAGTGTTGACGAACCCGTCCACCGCGACCAAGCCCTGCGGGAACAGGCCAGCGGGCGTAAGGTCGGTGGGGTTCGTCCCCCGGTAGGCATAAATTGCCCGCTCCGTCCCGACGACCAGGAAGCTCTGGAAGCTGTCAATCGCCTTCACGGTGTCGGCGCCGTCCTGCTGGGTGCCGATGTTCAGCGTCCTGGCCTCCAGCGTCTCGGAGTCAACCGTCATGTCGAGGATGTCATCCACGCCGCTGGCGACAATTGTGCGCCTGTCCCGCGCATCGACCATCCAGGCCCGCCCGAAATGCACATGAATGAAGGATGCCAAAGGCATGGCCGACTTGTGGAACGTCACCGTATCCCCGGCAACCATCGTCGGAATTCCAGGAGACAGAAACAGGCCGGAAGACGTAACCGACGAAATGAACGTCGCCGCGTTCCTGGTCGTGTTGTGCAGGACGTCCCCAGGGCGCGTCTCTGTCGTCAGCCAGTTCGCCACCCGGTCGGCCGAGACCGCGACAAACGTCCCAGATCCCGTGGAGGTCGTAACCGTCGCCACGTTGTCGAATACGCCATTGACGTTGACGACGTTCAGCTCAATCGTGTCGTAAATCTTGTAGGCATCCCCGACGCCTGGCTCGCCACCGACGCCGCTGACGGCCGTGCTGCCAAACCCGAGCGCCGCCGCCGACATGGGCGTGTGCGACACCCTGGCGGATGTCACCGCCGTCACGATGCCATATGACCCGCGCGTCGCATTGAACACGATGTCGCCGGTCGTGACGAAGGTCGATGCCGTCCAGTCCACGATGTCGGTGTCGGTCAGAGCGGCAGCGGAAGTCCCCGCCGCGCACAGCCCCTGCTCCATCACGGCTTCAAGGCGCTGGAACTCCCCCGACACGCTGTCAATGCCCACCTGCCGGTCGTAGCCGTTCCAGAACACCAGCTTGTTGCCGAACTGGATCGACCGCACCCGCGCCGCCGTGGTGAAGGCATAGACCTGCGTCCAGCCATCCGTGATCCGCCGGAAGATGATGCCATCCGCTGAAGCGAACAGCGTCTCGTTGCCGTCATTGTCAACGTACTCATGCAGCCCGGTGACGGTGCCAGCCGTGGGCAGGTTGCCGCTGACCGCCACGTAACCAGGGCGCTTCTCCGCGCCGCCCGCCGTGTTGATGAAGCGATTGCGGAACCGGACAGCGTAGTCGACCGGGATCTCCGTCTCGGTGAAGTTGGTTGCCAGGCCGCGCTTGGCAATGTCGTAGAACCGCTCGCCCATTACGTCCTCGTGGAGATCCCCGGCTGGAAGCGCGTGAATTCGCCCGTCTTGGCGGTCTGGCGCCCAAGGCTGTTGTTCCGCAGCACGAAGAACTTGCCCTGAGCCGCTCGGAACTGGTCTGTCTGCACCCCGCCGGACTCGTCCAGGATCGCCGCCGCATGCAAGCCAGCAACCATCACCCGGCCAGGGAACGGCATGACCACGTTGTCGTCCGTCCCGGCCTCGTAGCGCGGGGGAAGCACCTGGAACCGGACATAGGTGGTGTTGCCGTCGTACTGCGTCCCAGGGCGCGGAAACAGGCCAAGGCGCGGGTTCCCATCGGCGTCCGACCCGTACACGGCATAGCGGCTTGGCGTCCCGATAGAATAGGTCCGGGACAACATCCGGAACTCGTTCTTGTCGGCAATCGGCTCCAAGCTCGCCACCCGGCCAGACACGTAGACTTCCTGGATCGAGTGAATAAACCGCTTGGCCGTAACCAGCGCCGTCGTCGGGATTGTGTAGACGCTCTGGCCGCAGACCATCGCCACCGCCGCCGACGCCTGAAGTTCGTTCCAGGTGCCGTAGTCGGCAAGATCCTCAACGATGTCGTTGATAAGGTTGACGCAATTCTTGGTGAAGAGGTTGGAAGTCGTGGCCGTCACCCGGCGCACGTTCATCCGATCGCAGACCTCATTCACGGTCTCCAGGACGGTCAAGTACGGCGACGCCATGCGTCATCCTCACGAATTGGTTGCCTTCAGGATCGCAAACCGGATCTGCACCGCCTCCGACAGCGTACCAGCCGCCTGGAGATTGAACAGCGACAGACGGGCCGAGTTCGCCCGCACGTTGCTGACTTGGACCACGTATGCCCCAGCCGTGGCCGACGATGAGACATGGGTAATGATTGTATCTGTTGCCGCGACACGGGTATTTTTGAGCGCAAAAGTAACAGATGACTGCGCCGTCAGCAGGGCGTTCGACATCGTGATCGTGCCGCACATGGCATTCAGCGTCACAGCCGAGGTCTTTTCCCCCGTTTGCGTCGCCGTTCCGCCAATGGCGTACTCGATCTGCGTAAACCTTGCCGTCGTCGCCGCTAGGTTGGTGACGTTGGCGCTGGAACTGTTCAGCGTCGTGAACGTCCCCTGGGCGCCGGCAACCACCGCCGCCGACAACGACGCCGCCGCAAACCCGCCCGCGAAGGTAATCGGGCTGTTGATGGTCTGGCTTGCCGTCTCCGCAAGATTGAGGGCGCTGTCGATGAGGTTGCCGAAGTCTCTCCCGGTCGGGCTCTGACCCGTGGCGAAAGCCTGCTTCAGCGTTGCGCGGTCCTGCTCAGACATCAGTTCACCGGGGGCAGGGGTTGATTGTCAGGGAACACGATAAAAGAACACCCGACTTCCATGCTTGACACGCTGCTGCCAACGTAGAGGTTGTAGCCAGGGAACCGTCGTGCCGGAGCGCGGATGGCCGGGTAGACTTGGAACGTCTGCTCGATGACCAAAGACCCAATCCCCAGCGCCCAGATGCCGTCGTTTTGGTATGGAGGCCGTGTGCGGCAAGCCAACGGGCTGAGTTTGTCGGGACGGACAAACGGCAACGGCTTGGGGTCGTTCTGCGCCGTGATAAACCATTGCGGGTCAATGGGTTCGTCCTGGCTCTTCTTGACGTACAGCCCATCCCACCGCCGCACAACCTGATCCGAATAGAGAACCTCGCCGGACTCGTCATCGACGACCAGCCATTGTCCCTTGCGGTATCGGTTGCGCTCATACATCAGACGCGCTCAGGACCGCTCTGAAGGGCCATGAGTTCGAACGTAGCGGCGCCACTTGACCGAACGGTAAGACGCCAACACGAAGCAGGCCCCAGAAACGTTGCCGCGGTTCCGGTAGAGAAGGAAACACGTTCCGTCCAATGCGCCGACGTGATGCCGGTTTGGAGAACACGGTCAATCGTAGACGATGCCGAACACCCGGCCAAGAAACTGCCAGAGCCGGAGATGACGCGGAAGTTGAACCCGTACTCCTGGGTGGAGACCCACGTATCGGTCGGCCAGTAAATGACCGTGACCGCCGCATCCGCGAGACTGAATACCCAGCTTTTCGGCCTTGCCATGTCAGACTCCGTAGATCGAGGGATCGAGGCGGGTGTAAACGATCTCGATTGCCATGTTGGCGCTCAAGGCCGCAATGCTGCCAGACGCCGCCGCCACGTTGATGTAGACAGGCTGTGCCGTAGCCCCCGAGATCGCCCGATTGACGCCGGTGAACCCGAACGCCACCGGAGCCGTGGCCGCGATGACCGAGTAGACCCCCGCTGCCGAAGCAGAGACCGCGCCCAGCACGTCCGACGTGAAGACGGTCGGGGAGGTCGTCGCGCGGACGGTTGCTTCTCCCGCCGCAGCCGTGGCCGAGATGAAGTTGATCTCGTTCAGCACCGCGCCAATCGGCAAGAACCCGACCAGCACCCCCGACACGACACCGTTGGTAGAGGGAATCGTGGTCGTCAGCCGAGACAGTCGGCCCCAACCAATCTCCTCGCGGCCCGAGAACTTGCCCGTCAGATTGCCGCTGCCAATCGGGCCAAAGAAGGTCGTCTCCTTCTGCCCGGCGCCAGGATAACCTTCAGACTGCCCGTGGCGGGGGAATACAACCTCGGCCAAGCCAGCAAAGTTGGTCAGCGCCCCGTTGCCAGACACGATGCTCATCTGCACCGGCTGAGCCGACCCCGTGTTGATCGTGCGGAAAATCTGCCGTGCCGCCGTCGTCAGGGCAACGCGGTAGACGCCAGCAGCCGAAACGCCAATCGACCCCAGCGTGTCGCCATCCGATCCAGCCGAGAACCGAACGGTTGCATCACCAGTCACCCCGGTGCGGACGTAGAAGTTCAGTTCCGCCAACTGCGCGCCATAAGGGATCACGCCAACAACCTGCGCGGTCGTAGGGGCGGAACGCGCCGTGGTCTGCTGCGCCGTCTGCAGGTTGGCAAAGGTCAGTCGGGTGGGGATGCCGACATCCGGCGCCGCCGAAAGAATTGGCCCCTGATAGCCAGTATCGCCGCCCTTCCAGCGCGACACCAGATTCGGCCGGTCATCCAGCGGGACGCGCGTGTAAACCACCTCGACCCACGCCGCCGAGGCCAAGGTCGTCAAGCTGCCAGACACCGCGCCCGTGCTGAAATAGATCGGCGTCGGCTCGGCAGACACCAACGCATGCCCAAACGGGAGCGTCGTCTGCGCCGTGGCCGAGTTCTGATACGGGCGGTAGATCGCATTGCCCGAGACCGTCACGGCCCCCAGGTTGTCCGACCCGCCAGCCGTCGTCCCAAATCGGAAGTTTGCCTCGCCAGCAAACGAGCCAGCCTTCCAGACGTTGATCTCGTTGAGGACGCCATCGGGCGGCAGGACTGCCACAGCGCGTCCAGTGACCGGCAGGGTGGTCAGCGGCGTCCAGGTCGTGAACCGCGCGAAAGACCGCGTGGTCGTGGACGGAGCGCCTGTATCCAACCCAGACGCGATAGGCCCGAGGAACTGCGTTTTATTGCTCATGTGCGGAAATCCTTTGTAGGACCAGCCGCATTATACCCGCATTCAAGACAATAAAAGTCCCCGCCACGAAAAAGGGGCGATCCGAAGACCGCCCCCTCTCCACAGGCAAGCACCTTAACTCAGGCGCCGGCCGAACCGTAGGCGTATCGCCAGTCGGTGACGCCGACCGAGAAACGCGCCGTGGTCTTGATCTTCAGATTTTCCGTGTCGAACTCGTTGTCACGGGTGATCTGAGCGTTCCGGCGGCGGTAGAACGTGGCGCCGGCATTGCTGTTCGTGAGGATGAACCAGGCGTCAGGGTCCGTGAAGAACGGATTGACCACCAGATCCAACTGACCCGCCATCGGGTTGATGTCGTTGTCAGCCGATCCCACAGCGAACTTGGTCCCCAGGATCTTCTCTGCCACGAAGCGGTTGGTGGGAGCCACCAGCAGCTTCTCAGGCATGAGGTTGATCTTAAGGCCAGCGTCGTCGACGAAGCCCATGATGTCGATATACGCCTGCTCCAGAGAAGCCTGCGTAAG